TCAAGTCGATAGCCAAAAAATTCAATGGATGGAACATTCCGCAGGAAGACAGGTTTGCAGTTCTTGATGCTGATATGTATGATCAGCTCCTGAGCAATTTTACCGAAACCACATACCGCGACTTTTCGAAAGTCATGGATCCGGCAAAAGGTATAGTTGGCCAACTCTTCGGATTCACTTTCCTTAATCCAAGGGGCACTGTCCTGGTATATGACAGCGCATTGGCTGCCAAGGATCCGGATGATGCAGGAGCAGCAGGCGACTTTGGATCAGGACTCTTCTGGCAGAAGAACTCGCTGGAGAGAGCTCTCGGGATGGTTGATTTCTTCGAGCAGATCAAGGACCCGAAATTTTATGGCGATGTTTACAGCGCCCTGGTACGCATGGGGGGCCGCATCCGCCGGAGCGACAGCAAGGGAATTGTTGCCTTGATACAGGATACATATTAATAGCAGAATTTTCTTCATTCAGGTTAGTTTTAGGGTAACGAAAAGCCCGGCGCTCTTCTCAGGACCCGGGCTTTTTTAAAACAATCAAGTCATGACAGATCTAAGAGTTAAAATAAGCGATCATATAAGCTACGAAGAGGCAACCGAAAGCGCCACTGCCGAAAAGCTGGGTATTGAGAACACTCCTTCCGACGAAGTTCTCGGGGTTATGGCAGTAACGGCCGCAAAGGTTTTTGAATCATTGCGCCGCTTCTGGAAAACACCGATATGGCTATCGAGTTTTTACCGGTGCCCTGAGGTTAATAAGGCTCTTAAAGGAGCCAAAAACAGCCAGCACATGAGCGGCGAGGCCATTGATATTGATGCCCAGGTTTATGGTGTAATATCGAACCGCCAGGTTTTTGAATACCTGCGCGACAACTGCACTTTCGACCAGCTTATATGGGAAGAAGGCGATAATAATGAACCCGACTGGGTTCATGTAAGCTACCATCAGAATGCCAACAGGATGGAAGTATTACGGAAATATGTGAATAAGGGCAAAGTCAAATACGTGAGATTATGACACCACTTCTTCCAAATACAAATATTGCAATCTGGATTCTAAGCCTGGTTGTTGGAGCATTTGGAGTTATACTTTGGTTCAGCATCCGGACATGGATCGAAAAGATCAATGAAAAAATATCAGAGATAATGGCTGAGCTGAAAGTTGTAGGCAATAAGAATGTCGGTTTTGAGAAAGACATTTCAAGACTCGATAAAATGGCCGAATCGCATGATAAGCGCATGCATGATTATTCGGAGCGTATCCGCGATATTGAACAAAAAGTGGCATCGTGCCCGAATTGTAATAGGCAATGAAAATAAAAGATATATTCCAGTACTGCTTCGCAGCTCTTATTGTAATCGGTTTTTTTGTACTCGTTTACGCGGTATTTATTAAGGGCTTGCCTCCTGAAAACAAAGATGTGGCCTACCTGCTTGTAGGAGCCCTGGTGGCCGTTTTTACAAGCGTTGTGAATTATTTCTTTGCCTCCACCAAGGGAAGCGCCGAGAAAACCGACATAATAGCAAAATCACCACCGATTATAGAAGCTGAAAAGAAATGAAAAAACCATTTATCATATCATTGGTTATAGCAATCGTAATAATTTTTACGCAGGCCTGCGTTACACAGCGACGTTGCATTGCCAAGTTTCCGCCGGTAAATGAGACCATTAAAACGGAGAAGATACGCGACAGCCTTGTTTATCGCGATACTACCATATATATATCACTCCCCGGGGAGAGAGTAAGGGATTCGGTTCCGATACCATGTCCATCCCCGCCGGCCGGTTATATTCCTAAAAAAGTCTATGCCGAAACATCTCTTGCAAAAGCATCGGCATGGTGGAGTTACCCGGTAATAAAACTTGAGCTTGTTCAAAAGGATACAACCATAGAGAAGCGGCTCGATAATGCCGTTATGGAAGCTTATCACTGGAAGAGCGAATATGAAAAATCTAAAGTTACCCAGATGGTAAAATATGTACCGGGGATATATAAGACAGCTCTCTGGGCATTGATCTCGGTGATACTGGCAGGAATTATTTACCTGGTAATAAAAATTTTTAAATCGAAAATATTCAAACTTTTAAAATTCCTATAAAATGGCAGCAAATACAGGTATTTATCATGGTTCGGACATGTTGCTTTATGTTGACGACACTGCAGTCGGCCATGCAACGAGCCATGACCTCGATGTTAAATCGGAGCTTATTGTCCGCAGGACAAAAGATACCGGCAAATTTCCTACCCGCAAGCTTACCGGCATTGATGCTTCGGCAAGTTGTAAAGCACTAGTGCTTTACGACGGCTATTCTTTCAAGGACCTCCTTACGGCACAGCTTGAAGGCACACCTCTCACTCTCACACTGAGAGGTCACAGCAATAGCGAGTGGGGAGTCCCGAAACAGGCAGGCGACTGGTATATAGAGATGCCGACGCTGGTGAGCAATAACAGCATGAATGCATCGCAGAACGAAGACGGCAGCTTTACCGTGAGCTTTGAGCTTAACGGCGAACTCTCGATAGAGACTGAAACTTAATAAAGTCACAATATGAACACTGGAATATATCATGGATCCGATGCCTTGCTGTATGTTAAGGCTCCTAACCTGGTGCCTGCAGCAAGCTCGGATTTTGCAACCGACGGAACATCGTGGTGGGATTGCGCCCTGGCAGCACTTTCGTGGAACGCGAGCGAATATATGGTGATGACATCATCATCATCGGTAAAGGGAAGGATATATAAAGACTTTCTCGAGGCCGGCAAAACATATAATGTCAAGTTCCGCTTCAAGAGCACCGGATATACCGGGAAAATTGATGTTTATATCGGTACCGGGGCAGTAGTTCAGAGCGACGATTGTACAAGCTCTTGGCAGGACTTCGACGAGGAAGTTACAGCGACAACCGATGGTGAGCTGAGCATTGAACTTAACGCCGCTTACCAGGGAACGGTGCATTTCGACGATATCATCGTTCAGCGCACAGAGGACGACATTGTTGATTTTACTGTTATAGGCCATGCCACCAGCCATGATCTCGATATAAAAGGAGATCTGATAGTTCGAAGGACAAAGAGCACCGGAGCGTTCCCGACAAGGAAGCTGACCGGTCTCGATGCCACGGTAAGCATAAAAGCGCTGGTGCTTTATGACGATTACAGCATAAAGGATCTTCTGACAGCACAATTAAATGGAGATACCCTGATGCTTAAGCTTGCGGGCCATAATAATGCCGAATGGGGCGTCCAGGAAGATGCAGGCGACTGGTTCATCCAGATGCCGGCGCTTGTCAGCAATAACTCATTAAACATGTCAGTGAACGAGGATGGAAGCTACACAACAAGCTTTGAACTTAACGGCGAGCTGACAATTGAAGAAGTACCCGCTTAATAATTTATATATGGAGACAGTAAATTTTAAAGGGCATAAGCTCGAATATAAAAGGACATTCCGGGCTCTGGTAGAATATGAAAGATTATTCGGCAAGCCTGCTGATGAAATAAAAGGTTTTACAGAAATTATGAATCTGATGCATACCATTGTTTCAACGCAGGCAAAAAAGCAGGGTGTTGAATTCAATCTGACTGTTGATGAGTTCATTGACTGGTTAGACGCTAATCCCGATGCACTTGAAGGCTTCAACTTTGATAAAGAAGAAGCAAAAACAAAGGAAGATAAAGAAAAAAAAAGCTGAGTATAAACGAATGCCAGGCGATAGCCATAGGGCAGTTGGGGATGTGCCTGGGAGATTTCCTTGACATATCCCCAACTGAGTTTATAGAGATAAGCAAGAAATACTTTGAACATGAACGGATCAGAGAACAAAACGCATGGATAAGAGCCCGCTGGCAGGTGTTTAAAACCCTCTGCCCGCCTGATAAGAAGCAGATAAATGTTTTTGATATAGAAATATTCGCCTGGGAAAAAGAAACCGTACAAGAGGCGCCTATAAGCAACAGGGGATTATTTGATAAAGCAGTAAAAAAATATGGAAAGCGCCTACAAACTGGCCATAGAGATAGTAGCAAACGCAAAAAACTTTGAAGTCAACATAAACAAAGCCGGCGGAGCAGTTGATGATATTGTTGATAAAACAAGAGAGGCGGCCGGCGAGAATTCAGAGTTTGCAGGATCGTTTGGCTCGGTAACGGAGGGCATAGGCAAATTCATGGGAATAGCCAGCGCAGCCGTAGGAACGCTTGCTTTTATAAAGAGTTCAATTGAAGCCGTTGAAGGACCCGGGGACAGGTTTGCCGAGGTTATAGGAGGCGGCAAAGAAGCTATATTTGAATTACAGAGAGCCGTTGCGACACTTGATTTTTCAGGCTTCCTGCAGAATTTAAAGTCTGGCTTTGAAAGAGGAAAAGAATTCACGGCGATGCTTGACGAGCTTGCCGACAAATCTGCATACAGTGATTATATAGTTGCCGGACTACGCGCCCAGAGCCAGGAGCTGGCTGAAACAATAAAAAACAAAACACTCGATATTTCCGTCAGGACGAGAGCTGCTGAAGATCGCAATAAGATCGAAGAGCAGATAATGAAACGGACACAGGATATCGCAACAAAAACATTCCTGATAGAGAAGAAACACTGGGAAGATACCAATAAAATGACGACCGAGGAAGCCATTAAGATATATGAAGCAATTGATGCCTGGTCCGGAGATGTTCAAACAAAAATGGCAGAAGCTTTCAAGCAGGCAAAGGAAATGTCGCCGCGACGTACAAATCTGGATCTGATTGCTAGAACAGTAGCAAAAATAACCGATTATAATGTTGGTGCGATAAATGTTTACCGTGATTATTTAAAACTTCTGGAGACCGGAGAAGCAGATGTTCTTCCAAAACTTTTTACAGCATATAAGAATATCGATACAGTAAGGGCCGACTCACAGAGAACATATAATCTTTCTGTGAGAGAGACTTCAATGCTGTTGAACCTGGAAGATAAAAAAGTAAATAATTTAAGAACTTCCTATCAAAATCTGACACTTTCAGTAAAAGTGCCGAATGTAAAATCTCTCATTGCACCAGAACAGCCAGGGTTGCGTCCATTAAAAGCAGCGACAACATTCGGCAGCATGGATGATCTTAGTAAAATGAACCTGGCTTATAAGCTTATAATTATGGATATTAAGCTTCTTCAGAAACTCGATAACCCGATACTCGCAATATCAGAGTCATTTAAAGTCCTCAATTCTAAACTTTCCGAAGGAGCGTCTTCTTTTAAAGAATACGGGAAGAGTGTTGTTAACACCGTTAAAAATATTATTGCTTCACTTTTAGCGGAAGCAGTTGCATCAGCCGTAACCGCTGCCATTAGAGATTCCTGCAAGACAGCTTATGGTTGGTTATTGGCGCCCACAATCGGGGCATTAGCTGCGGGGCTTGTTAAGACTGCATTTAATTCCCTTTTACCGTCATTTGCCGGAGGCGCCATAGCATACGGCCCGACAGTAGCACAAATAGGCGAATACCCGGGGGCAAGACAGGATCCTGAAGTAGTAAGCCCTCTTAGTGATCTGCAGAGGATGATTAATAACAGGGGATTTAGCGGGACAGTTGTATTCAAAATTGACGGCCGTACTCTTGTGGGGGTACTTGAACAGGAATCGAGGGTTTATGCAAATATTACAGGCAATTATTAAATGGCTTACGGAGTACATTACCGGATTGAGTATAAAGACTCAGCGGATATCGACAAAAAGATCGATATCGAGGAACTCGATTATACAGTTCCCGTAATTGATTGCGAAGCGGCTGATGATCCGCTGGGGATCGAACAGCCGGTGCTTAAATCAGTATTTGATCCTGTTATAACAGCCGGAGCTACAATAAAGATGCTCTCGACCTCTAACATGATGTTCCTGGATTTATACAGCAAGAATCCGAAGAAATTAAGAGTGAAGATTTACCAGAATGGAGCATCTGATCCATTCTGGCTGGGCTATATTAACACTGAAGTTTATAACGAAAGCTACGCCCGTATCCAGGATTACCCGGTAACAGTCACATGCAATAATGGCTTCTCAGTACTGGAGCGTTATAAATATATGAATGGTACCGCCAAATATACAGGATTTGCCAGTTTATGGACCATCCTGCAAAGGATCCTCACGGTAATGGATCTGCCCTATAACTTTCTTTATTTTGCTTCAACGCTGGTTCCGGATGATGTGGAAATAGATTCGGACGAGACACTTTTTCATAATCTTTTTATTGACCAGGCAAATTATTATGATGAAAGCGAAGAACCAAAAACCTGCCTTGAAGTGCTGGAAGAGATTCTAAAGTCGGAAGGCCTGCAGATATTATGGCACGACGGATCATTGTATATAATTGATCCGGCATTACTTTACGGCAGCTCTTTCAGTGCAAAAAAATTCAATAGTTCAAGCAGCTTTATAGAATCGGTGGCCATTTCGAGGAATCTTGATATCTCAAATGACGATTGTGAATGGAACGAGAGCGACCAGGCGCTCGATATTGCTTCGGGCTATTCAAAACAAAAGATACATTTTTCGCCTTATTCTTATGAATGGGCAATACCGTCTACCGACCTGGATAATGAGGATAACTGGACAGGTACCCCGGTATGGACACATTATGAAAGGCCACCACTTGGTGATTGTGATATTGAATACCTGAGCGGGATAACTGCAATAAGCGGGTTAACCCTCGGGCCGATGACAATATTGAGCGGGAAAAGAGATAAAGAATCCGCAACACCCGAGATATATTTAAAATGTGAATACTACCCGACTTGGACCCATATTCGCTTTCAAAATGTATTATCAGGAATACTGGTAAATGGAGTTCGCGGTAAATCTATTTTATTTAAATGCAAAATATATATAAGGACCAAGGAATGGGAAAATGACGATGAAGGAGAGCCCGGCAGAATTGAAGCCGGTAAACTTTATATGAGTGTACAGGTTGGAGATAAAAAGCTTTATTTTAACGGGGGATGGGAAGGATATTCATGGCTTGACAATTCAACTTATAAAAAAGAATCATTTATTCCTACATATTCATTCAGGGAAAATTTAGCCGACAACTGGAGAGATTTTGAATTCAGGATCCCCTGGAATTTCCCCGGAGGCGAAGTTCTTTTCACGGTTTATAACCTGAAGGCATGGGCAAGTATATATGATCCCGTATATGAAAATCCTCCCCTAGATAACGGAACTGTAAAAGAGATCAGGTTTAAAGATATTGAATGGAAATTTATTGATGTTGGATCTCCGGGCGATAATGGTGTAATACTGGGAGATGTTAAAGAAGCGGAATTCAATGACAAGGAATACACGGGCAAGCTCGATGAAGATTTTATGAATGAAGCCCCGGAAATTGAATTAACCCATGCCGATAGCGATGGGATTGCCGACAGGGGAGCTCTACGGAAACCCGATTATTCAAATACCGATGGCTGGCGAAAAACAGGCGACAGCACAAGCTACAGGCTCGTAGATATACTTATGAGGTCAATTACCAGCCAGTACAGAGAGAGCCTGCACAAGCTTACAGGAACACTAACCGCTTCAGCCCTGATGAGCGGCACCGGGTGTCTGAGTTTTTTTAATACCATACAGGACACTGACTACCTTGGAGAAAGAAAATTTTTATGCCTGGGAGGTGTATATAATGATTTTAAACGGACGCTAAACGGTACATTTTTAGAGATTAAGGAAGAAGACCTTGATATAGTAATTGAATGAGCGAAACAGTTACAATAACATCAAAGAATAAACCCGTAAAACGGCGTGACGGAGAAATATATACCGGAACCGGAACTATTAGCAATTATCTGAACATTGCCGACGAGCATAAATTTACAGACGAGGAATTATTATTGAGCATTCTTGATATTGACGGAACAGGTTCTGAACTGGATGCCGACCTGCTCGATGGTGAGCATGGAAGCTTTTATGCGCCTATTGATTCACCGACATTTACCGGCATCGTTAATATACCTGCCGGGGCTATCATTCAAAGCGGACGCGAAGATCTTCTGATTAATGATGATCTTTTATATATAGGAAAAAATGGGAGCGATGATAATTATTCCGGATTTGTTTTACAAGGCGTCTCGCTTTCCGATATGTTTATCGGCAGGGCCGCTTCGTCTGACGATCTGATAATAGCACAATGCAATGATGAAACATATCATTCAGAACTTTTCAGATTTACACATGATGGAAAACTCGGCATAGGGTTTTCTTCTCCGGATGCAAAAGTATCAATCAACGGGGGTCTGCATATAGGAGGTGAAGCTGATCCCGGTGACAATAATATGCTTGTTGACGGCTGGGTAAAATCGGACACATTGCAGAGCGCCATTACTTATGTAACAGGTTTTGCAGGAGAAGGATACAAACTTGAGGAAAACAGCGGTATAAGCACCCTCGAGGTCGATGATATGATTGTACGCCGGTCGCTGAAGGCATATGAACTTGAGATAAGAGAGATAAGTTCGGTGGGCGGCAGTTTGATAATATCGGCAGCAAATACCACGGTCTATAACATAAACGGAACCAATCTTTATTTTGATACTGACGGAGGCAATAATCCCATTCCTTTTACAGTAGATGATTATATAAGGTCTCAAATATGGACAGGCCGCGGAACAGCATCATATCTTGGGAAAGTTACTGCAGTACATCAATCAAATACATTAGGACAGGCTTATGTGGAGACTATTACAATAAGCGGAACACCATGGGTGGGAATGAAGATTGTGCAGGCCGGTAATTATTCAGATACAGACAGGCAGAATTTAATATATCTTTCGGCATCAGAACCTAATAATCCATTTATAGATGGTCTCGCAGGAGTCAATGCAGGCATATTTTCAGGCAAACAGGTATTCAGGCTCGGTAATCTGCAAGGAATTACAGATCCGATCTATGGAGAACTTTCAGGATATGGATTATTCTCAAGTAATGTTTATCTCACAGGATGGATAAAAGCTGATTCCGGATATATAGGTGGCTGGACCATTGATTCTGATGCTATTTTTACAGGAACAAAAAAAACCTCTGCAGGATATACCACGGATGGTATTACAATGGCATCAAATGGTTCCTTGCGGGCACAGTATTTTGAAATCCGTTCTGATGGTAAGGCTCAATTTGAGAGTGTGGATTCAATATTTAAGTCTAAAACAGCAGGAGCAGGTGATTTGACAGGATCTGTTGTTCATACACAGGTTAATATCGTTGCACAGGCACAAATAGACACAATTACTATAACACCTGCTTCAGGTGGTTCGGGTACGGCAAATATTTATTGTAATGGTTGCGTCCATGAAATAGCCTGGAATACAAACAGGGCATTATCTATAAGTAATTTTGCTTCTGCTTACACCGCTGATTGGTTAAATAATTATGGTGTAGATTTAACTTCCAATACATCACAAATAATATTTACTGCTCACGTTCCGGGTGTACCTTTTAGTAATCCTACATATATACAAAATACTTCTCCCAATATTGACGGTAATGTTGTCAATACTCAGCCAAATATAACTGGACAAAAAAGAATAGATACTGTTACCTTATCAAGTTATGATAATGAAGGAGAAGCAGATTTACTTTGTGATGGATTAACTAAAAGATCTTATTTCAATGATTCTCCAACTCAGACTGCCGCAGATTTCGTTATTTGTTATGCAACTGACTGGCTTTCCGGAGGAGTAGTCGTTACTTCTGATGGAGAAGATATAATCTTTACATCCCAAACTGCTGGTGTTGACTTCACAGGAAACACAACTATAACAAATATACCGTTAACAGATATCGGATCTATCAAGATCCAGGGGAATAATATCTGGGAAAATGATATAAATGGAGTTTCCGGTGCATTGCAAATCAACTATAAAGGGTATGCTGGCAGTTATTCAAAATACAGAGCTCTCAGAATAGGAAATGGCAGGGGTAGTGTCATAGCAAGATTTTATGGTGATCCGGATGGCACACAGGAAAATAGTATTAGATTTCAGAATGCAAAAGTTATAATAGAAAATTTACCTACAAGTTCTTCCGGCTGTACTACAGGACAACTTTATAAAGATGGTTCGGGAGCGGATAAAACATTAAAAATCCATTAATTATGAAAAAACTTTTATTTCCTTTATTTTTTATCTTTCTCTTCTCATGCGAAAGAGAGGATTATTATTGCTGGAAATGTGAAACGAAAGCAAAAGAGTATGAATCAACTTTATATACTTGTGAGATGACAGAATCACAAGCCAGACAATTTGAAAGAGGAATGTTGATACAGGCTATGGCAATGACAGATTCATTGGCCATGGTTATTTGTAGTGAAACAGAATGTTTGAACAATTAAAATCAATAAACCATGAAAATCAAAATCGATGATTCCCTTATGGATTTAACAGGTAAAAATCCGATTGTTATTCCAGCCATAGAAAAAGAACCGGAAAGGAGAATTAAATTGAAAGATATAATGATCCGTGCCATGCTCACGCCGGACCGTGAAGATGATGACAAAAAGAAGTGGCAGAAATATGAGATATATAAAAAACTTCTTAAGGAAAAAACCGAAGTGGATTTAACTATTGAAGAACTGGCACTTATTAAGAAGTTTATCGGAAAATATGAATCTCAACTTATTATGGGTCAATGCTGGGAACTTCTGGAACAAAATAAAAAGTAAAAAAAATGATATAAAGCTGGAGGTAAAATTATGAAAGCAATTTTATTAAGAGATGCAACAGGAGAAATAATTCCTGTTATGAACCTGCACAATCCTCAGGATGTTGACGGCACTTCAAAGAGCGCACAAAGCTCTGCAATTACGGGCGACCTGGTAAGGATCTGCGCGGTTAATACAGATATTAGGTTTCTTATAGGCTCGGATCCGGAAGCACTAGGAACATCTCACTTCCTGCCCCAGGGCGGAGAGATATGGATGCCTATAGCCTCAGGACAAAAGGTTGCAGTCCTGGGTGGTAAGGCGAATATTGCAGTAGCAGGAGAGTAGAAACATTTAAAAGATTGAACCATGAACAGAATGGGAATTCTTGCGGGGCCAGGTCGTCTTAACCGATCAGCAGGAGCTAATTTTGATTGGAGAAGGATAGCAGGTAGTGTTGCATTATCATTTGCAGAAAGCAACAGAAACAGTAATGTGTGTGAGTTATACCTTATAACTCAACCAATAGACGATGACTATAAAAATTATTTAATTTTTAACCTTTTAATAAACATTTAATTATGGCAACAGCACCAAGATTTACAAAAACAGTAGTAGCAGTTCCGGTAATAACCATTACTGATACTACATTAACAACGGCATTAGCTTCCAATGCTACATACGATCAACGAGTGACTGGGGTGAATATATCAACAGATGATACTTCGGCTCAGAATGCCGCACTTTTTATTTCTGATAGCATAACGGACTTTCCAGTTGGGACAGTTGCAATTCCAATAGGCTCAGGAATAACCGTTGCAGTTCCTTCAGTAGGCATGATCGCATCTCTCCCGGCAGTTTTCCGTGAGAAAGATTCGAATGGAATTACAATATTGAATCTTCCAAAAGGCAATTCTCTTAAAGTGAAAATGGCAGCCGTAACAGGAGGTAAGAAATTTTATGTACTTGTGAAAGCAGAACTTTACGACTAAGCCATGAATCCGACCCAGGAAAGCGGAAACCACTCCGGGTTAAAGCCCGGCAGTGGTTTTAGAAATATATGTCAACAGCAGTGGTATGGAGTGGAGATTAATGAAGCTAATTCATCGCCAGATGTTACTCGCATAGCTTCGGACATGACACTACATAAATCATTGCCGATTCATTCTCTTATAAAGGGGTGTCTCTTGAGAGATAATGGATTGGTAAATTACTATCTAAAATCTGACGACTGGACAAAAAAAGAAGATGGCAGTGCATCTAACCTCGATGGCACTGACGGACAGGTGATGATGGAATGGCCTGATTTCTGGTACCAGGTACATCAGGTTTATCCCGCCATAAGCTCAAAATGGCAGATAAAGATTTCACAGTTCCCTATTTCAGGTTGGACGAAGATTCCAAAGCATTATGTATCAGCTTTTGAAGCAGCCATAAAAAGGTCAACAACAACTATGGCATCTGTGATAAATACTACAACTAATTACCGTGGAGGAAATAATACGGCAGCATGGGATGCAGCAGCCAATACTCTTCTTGGTATGCCGGCAAGTAATATCACACGAACTAACGTAAGGATTTATTCCAGAAATCGAGGTATGGGCTGGAATCAATATGGTTATTCTGATCACAAATGGATGTGGTGGTTCTTTGTTATTGAATATGCCACTCTTAATTCACAAAAAACGGTCAATGCAAATCTTGATGGAAATGGGTATCATCAGGGGGGACTTGGCAGTGGAGTAACAACGGCAGTTTCTGGAACATGGAATACTTTCAATGGTTACAATCCTTATATTCCCTGTGGTGCATCCGATACACTTGCGAATGGGAGTGGAGAAATAACTTACACGAAAGTTGATTTCGGCGGTGCGGGTGTTAATGTTGATTTTAAAGTACCGAGATACCGTGGGCATGAGAATCCTTTTGGTCATATATGGAAGGTTTGTGATGGAATAAATGTAGAAGTTCAGAGTGTTGCCGGAGGAAACAAGACAAATACGTACGTTGCTGATAATGTTGCCGACTGGAATGATAATAACTATACCAATTATGTTAATCATGGCGAACAGACAAGGGCAAATGGATATCAAAAATTTGTGCTTTTAGGCACTAAGGCAGATTTTGTACCTTCAGATACTACTGGGGATAGTACTCATTATTACTGTGATTACTATTATACATCTATACCTGGTAGTGGTACTATTTTGCGGATGCTCATGGTCGGCGGTACTGCGTATGATGGGGCGATTGCGGGTTTCGTTTATTCGGGTGTCAGTGATGCGCCGTCGTCTGCGAGTACGAGGTTCGGCTTCCGGCTTTGCTTTAAGGCTGCATAGCGGCCCGAAGCACGAAGTTCTTTGAAT